CATTTTTTCGGCTGCCCCAGCAGAAAACAGCATATTACCGCTGGAACCGTTCCAGCGCAGAGCGGTGTCATACGTTCCGGCGCCGGTAACTAACGCTGTACCCAAGCCGAGTTGCATTTCGCCGTTGGTCCCGCTGGACGGTGTTACAATCCCAGTAGCCGAAACTGCGCCGCTGAACGTCGAGTTGCCCGCGCTATCGATGGTGAGCGCGTCTATTGCGTTACCAGCATCCTGTTCGCGGACGATAAATTTAAACGCGCCTTTGGTGGTTGCATCTGGCCCGTTGGCAACTACATCAACCGTTCCCGCAGTCTGACCGTAACTCAAATACAACCCAGATGATGTGCCAGTAAGCCTAGTTCCCGAAATATATGCAGCACCACCAACTTCTAGCTTCTCGGTTGGCGAACTCGTGCCAATCCCCAAACGCAACGGATCACCCTCTGAACCGCCTTCTGTTACGAAAATACCATCTGCCGCACCATCCGACGGCTGCCATTGCATCACCTCACCCGCACCATCCGACTTGATGATGGGTTCGTTTTCGACTGTGACGCCGGATCGTTTAATGCCGGCACCAAAATTTGTAAGTTTGACGCTCATATTAGTTATTGAAATCTGTGACTGCCACGGTGGACGTATCACTCCCAGATGTCGCGATGTACACGCTGCCGGTGTAGCCTTCTAAAGTCAGCACACCACCGTCACCGTTTTCTGTTCCGCCGGACGGAGCGATTATATAGGAAAACCGCTTTGTGCCGCTAATAACTGGCGCGGCCCCAAACCTAACGTAGACCTTACTGTTCCCTACGTTTTGTATAGACAGAAAACGTCTAGACGTGTTGGCGGTAAGAACCACTTGTGCGGTCGATGACGCGCTAAAAAGGTTGTCTACATTTACTGTACACGCGCCTCCTCCCATATTTTTTAGCGCACCAAGCATTTTGTTTTGCACGCGGAGGGGGGAGTCTTGAATGGAGTTAGCTACTCCGTCTGAATATATTTTTGGATTGTTCATATAAAGTGTTTTCTACTGCTTCAACTTTATCTAAATTAAAAAAAAAACTGGTGGCCCGCTCGCATAACGGAGCGAGCCACCAGCTGTAAGACGTTAAGGTTTAGTCAGCGCAAGTGGTGACGTTCGCCATCACTTGAGTGGTAGACCCACAAGCACGCTTAAAGATAACCGTCATCCCGTGGTTCGGGAACTCCGGCCTCGCGGCGTGCTTGAACTCGGCGTAATGCCGACCCAGCTTATCTAGCGGGTCTTCACAATCCGCGTTCGCAGCTTGAATCTTGCTGCCGCCCGTCACCCATTTCCACTCACCCATATAGGAGGTGGGGTTCCAGCTGACACCGCCAGCAGAGTTTACCGGCGGAACAATCTCCGAGGTGAACACCGACGGGTTCAAGATGATAGCTGCCTCATAGTCAGCTGTCTGCCAAAGGGGGTTCAACACCGCCTTCTTGCCCTTTGTGGCATTCTCCATCGTGTACTGATCCACACGATCATAGCCGGTGTCGCCAGAGTTCCGATTGAAACGAGGCGGACGAAGGTTGGGGATGTGGCGGAAGTTTTTAATCTGCCGCGTAGCACCCAATCTGCTCATCAGCTCGGAAGCTGCACCCTTACCCGATTCAGCGTGACGGAAGTCGTTCCGCAAATCGTCGTTGTGCATCGCAAGCTGCTGGCTCGCTTCCAGCCCAATCAAGAGCGGGAACACGGGGCCACTCTCGCCGTAACCAATCCAGCCATTGCTGTCTGGGTTGGTCGCACCACGATCGATCAAGGTCACAGCAAGCTGATCGAGCAACTGCTGCGTGATGGTGGAAGTGGAGTCGGAAATAGTCGCCGCCTCAATCAACCCCTCTGTATCCACGGTCGCCAAGCCGTTACCAGCTGGAACCTTCGACGCGAACTTCATATAGAGGTTCTCGTAGCGTTTCTCCCAGCTGCGCTGCGCCCGCTTGGTCATTTCCTCCACATAGGCGCGAAGGAATGTGTCCACGTTATGATCGTAAATCAGATCATCCTTACAGAGAATCGGCCCGCGAAGGGCAAACTCCTCTGGATTGTAAGTGCGGCTGGTGTAGCCCACTTCCACATCGGTGTAGGTGCTGGCACAGGAGCCGCCAGCTCCACCACCACTACCTCCAGCTACATCGCTGTTGGTGATTGCCGTCCAAGATTCGGTATCATCCGTTGGTTCGCTATTCTCGATAGCGAACGTAGTCTTGGTGGTTCCCACACCCGTCTCAAAAGTTCCGCGAGGAATAGCATTAAGCCACACAGAACGATAAGAAGCATTCCTATAAACTTCATCCGAAAGATTTTCGGTAGCAATCGCAAAAGCATCAAATACATTTGAACAAGCCATAATAAGTCCTTTCCATTAAAAATCAAACTAATGACGCAACACCACACTCCCACACGGAAGGGGGCGCATACGCCTCTTGTTCGGTCGGCCAGTCCCGATTGGGCCGGTGCGATTGCCACTCGCTATAAGGCTAAAAAGTGAGCTAAATTTATGCGCCTAACTCACAGCGCATTTTTGTTGTGCAACGAGTTTGCGATTTCGTCAAACGGTTTGTTAAGAAAAAAATGACGGCAACTGGCTTACCCGTAGACGCAGCCAGCTGGGGTGCAACTAATGACAGCGGTCGAGTCAACCAATAGGCTACGCCGCCATCCACGGCCCCTTATTACCGTCAAACAAATCTTATCGCGTTGCGCCTCGGATGCCCAAGTCGCGCAGCTCACCCATAACCTTATCGCTGAACGAGCTGTTCTGCACCGGCTTCGCGCTGCCGTTAGCTGAATTGCCAGCTGTGCTTGGTTCTGCGCCCGTCAGCTTGTTGACTTCCGCTTGAAGGCGGCGGTTGTGTTCCACTAGCCCAGCGTTCTGTTCCACCAACGCCCCGCCGCTTGCCGCCCATAGGGCTGCGGTGGCAGCATCCTCGAAGCTGTTCTGCTCCATAAGGATTCGCCGCGCCAAGCCGACCCGCTCCTTCACGCCAGAGTTCCACTCCTCATCCCCTTCGCGGGTCTGGTAGATCGGAATGTTCTCTTGCGCCTGCTGTAGCATCGTGCCAAACGAACGCTCCAACGCTTTATTGCGCTCCGCAGACTGCGCCTCGCTACCAGCCTTTTCGTCCGCCATCAGCTGCTCGTAGCTGGACTTGCTGCTTTCCAGCTTCTCGTCCCGTTGGTGCGCGATCTCGTCGATGCGGCTGATGGCACTCTGAAGATATGCCTGCCGCGATGCGGGCAAGTCGCCCGTCAGCTCGTCCAGCGCATCCGCACGTCGCGGGCTGGCTGGTAGCTTGAGCAGCTTAACCATCTCCGCCCGCTGCTCCTCCGGCACATACACCAGCGCACGCTCGATCTGATCATTGATCGGCTTGGTGAACTGTTCCTTAAACTTCGGATGTCGCTCCAGATTGGAAACACTTAACGCCTCGCTCAACTCGTCGAACTGCGTCTTGAGGCTGTCATACTCCTCGGTGGTGGAGGTCTTCAACTCTAGATCGGAGACTTTGCCTTGCATCTCCTCGATCTGCCTGCGGGCCTCGTCGCGCTCTTGCTTGATGAGCTTGAAGTCCTTCGACGATCTGGACTCTGCTTTGTCCTCCGTTGGCGGTGGGTCGGTGGTGGGTGCGGGTTCAGCTGGCTCGGCAGCTGGCGCTGGATCACTCGACATCGCTTGCTTAAAAGCGTCTGCCATACTGGTGATGTTGTCGTTCGTCTCCGCCAACAGGCTAGGGTTTCCCTTAACTGCCGCCGGACTTGCCTCGGTTAGTGTGTCTTCACTCATTATTGTTGCTCCTGCTAAATGTCGCCTCTGGTTCCTCTGGCATCTCTGGCGCACTCTGCCCCATTGCCTTCAGAACTTTCAGCGCAAATTCATATCCCTTCTGCATCCCGTGAGCGTAGGCGTAGTCGGTGGCCGACGAGCCAAACGGTAAGGGAACCCTCACCATCGGTGACTCCTCGTGCAGCACTTCCTTCATCGCTTGAAAGGTTGCTCCACCCATTAGTTCCTTCGCCTCCTCGACTGCGGAGGACGAACCCGTCCATTCTGTTAGTGTCATTTAGTTGCTTAACTCACAAAGCGGCGGCTGCTTTTGCGTCAGCCAACGCCATCTCCTGCCTCATCTTCGCCTCGCTTCTGCCAATCTCTGCTTGCAGCGCGGCGTCCTTACGGGCCTCGTCTCTCTCCATAGAAGCCATCTTCATCTGTTCCTCCGGCGCTGGCCCAGCTTGAGCCTGCGCTTGCTGCTCCATCTGCGCGGCTTGAGCCTGCTCCATCTGCTGTGCCACTTGGTTGGACACCTCGTTGGCAAAACCAGCCAGCTCTTTCAACTGTTCCCCCAGCTGCTTCACCTCGTCCTTCCGAGAATCGTCAGCTCCCAACATACCGAGATGCTCCTCGATGTGCGGGATGAGTACGCTAAAGAATTGCACAGCAGATGCCGGATCGCCCCCTTGCTGAATCGCCTGCGCCAGTTCTGTTCCTTTTGCTAGATGTGTTTGGGCGTGCAGCGAGTGGTTGTGCGAGTCGGTAATGATGACGGGGTTTCCCATTTGCATAACAGCGTTCTCAATGTTCGCCTCTGCAATCTGGTCTTTGGCGTAAATGTCCTGCTCCGGCCCCACCATATAGCGGCCCACTTGCTGCTGGCCCGCCAGCGCGGCAATGTAGTCCCGCAGCAAAGCGTCCCGCCCAGACTCGGGCAGCTGGCCAGCGACTTGCATTAAGCCAGAGATCGTCTGCATCCGAAGGAACGCAGACCCTTGGCCGTAGTTGCGCGAGGCTTGAACGTAGTCGAGGTTGGTGAGTGCCTCCTTCGGCACACCACGCGACACGCACCGCTTCTGGAACTCGACCGCCTCCGCGTCCGACACGTTTGGGTTGGCGGCTCGGCGGTATCGCTCGGAGAAAAAATGATCCAGCTGTTGATAGTATCGGGCGATCTGCGTCTTACCCAACACGCTGGCCTGCTGCACAATCGCTTGAACCTCTGTCGCTGTCTTCGGGTTCCCTTGCGGTTTGTCGAGGCGCTGTCTGTACTGCGAGAGGTTGGACTGCATCACCCCTTCCAGCTCGCGATCCACCGCCATCGGTGCGTCCACGATGCCAGAGAACTGGCGCTGCACGACACGGTAGCCAGCTGGCAGTATCGAGTACGGCCCCATCTGGACAACACTCGCCTTCTGCATCGCCTCGGGCGTTTCCGCTTGCAGCTGCATCGCTGACGCGGTGGCAGCTACGTCAACCATATGACATTTCTGGCGGTTCTTCAGCTCGATGACGGGGTACATCTTCACGCCAAGACCCTTCACGCTGTGATGCTGACCGTCGCCCTTGTCGTAGTACATCGGGTGCATCACTTGATCCCAAGTGTCGTACTTGCCAACGTGCTTGTAGAGAAAGTCCTTCCCGTCCTCCTGCACGATGTAGCAGCTGATCTTGCCTTCCGCCTCGCCATCCTGCGGATACTCCCTCACATAAACGTGGGCGGCGTTAATCAGGCTGCATTGGGCAGAGTAGTGCAAATCGTTGTTTCTGATTTTCTGCTGATGCCACTCCCAATTATTGTGGCGCTGGTAGCTTTCTGGCCCCGACTGGATGATGGCTTTGCGGGTCGCCTCCACGTCCCAGCCCACCGTGGTGGCTGCCTTCGTGTCACGAATGTACGCATAAATCTCGTGCGCTTGGTAGCGCCGACGAACGACCGCAACCTCCCAATCGCTCGGGTTGCTGCGGGTGTTCTCTGGCAGAAGAAGGTCGCCCGACTTGATCGCTCTGGCCTTCCAGCTGGTGGGGTTCTCAAACGTCAGCGGCCCAGAACCGAACAGCACCATCTCGTGCTGCGAGAGCTGCATCGTGTAATCAAACTCTCTGTCGTTCTTCTGTAGCCGGTCGAATTCCTCGGTCAACACTCGGCTGTACTGCACCCTCTCGGCGTCGGTTCCGACGTTGGTCTTGACGGTGGCGTAGGTCGGTGTCTCGCTGAACACGTCATAGAAGGCGGTGAGCGCAATCGCGAAGAAAGCCTCGGCCTCCCTAAAATTCACATTGGTGCGGTACGACTGGCCGGTGCGCTTGAGTTGCGCCGCGCTGTACGGCGGGTTGCCGTCAACAATCCCTTTCACCTTTGCCCTCACTCGGTTGCGGTCTTGGTCGGCTCGGGCCAGCATTTTCACCAGATCAACCACGGCCTCCGCAGAGGAGAGTCTGGCTTTCGGCGGCGTCCCGCTTTCGTCTATGTTGTCAAGCGGTAGAGAGTTGTTGTTCATTTGTATATTCGTTTCCAGCAATGATCGGGCAAAGCCTTATTCTCGCTGTCTGTAATTGTCTTCTGTAGCGCGTTGAGCGGCAACCAAACTTGTGCCGCGTTAAAGCAGCCGCAATGCTTGCACGATTTAAGCGAGCTGTCATACGATGTTTTTCTAGCGCCCACAATAAACTCAATTGTCTTCTTAATAATGCTGCTACCGCAGCCCGTACATCCGTCTGGCTCGATGTTGTCTTCACACATCGCACAGATTGCCGCTCTCTGGTCAGCCTCGGCTTGACTCTCCACGCGCTTCCCGCCAGCGGCGACGAGTGTCTTGGTAAGGCGTACAGCTAGATTCATCGTGAGGCGCTGGTTCGGCGGCGGCTTTGGGACATACCCCTTGCACAGCTCCGACCTTTGTTCGCAGACTTGGGCCTCCACGATCTCTGATATGTTAAACGGAACCGGCAGATTATTCGCCCGCCGATGATCGGCCACCCTCGTTACCAGCTGACCAAAATTGTCAGCTGTCAGCTTGACGCCAGTCTCCTCTTGCTCGTAGCTGTACCCGTTAGGCGGAACAACACTCGTTTCAATTATCTTCTTCATACTTCGGCAAACGTGTCGTGATAAATACTGTCGCAATCCTTAACCATCTGATCCCAGCTGGAAATCCCTCCACGCTGTCGAGTCGCCGTGGCATACCCTCCCAGCCTGCGGGCCATCTCCACCACCAGCGTGATCGCGTCTGCAAAGTCCGGCGACTGGCCGGTGCGAGCTTTCATATCAACCTTTCTTTCGATAATTGTCATACGCTTTTCATCGTCAAACATCCTCGAACAAAACTCGATCACCGCCGCGTGGTGCATCCCGCGCAGCTGCTCGTTGATGACCCATTGGCGCACGCTGAACCATAGCTCGGTCACTTTGTTGGCGTACACTTCGCTGCTCTTGCGGTGATCCTCTGGGCTGACGGGGCGGTCGCTGGCTCTCCCTCCGAACTCGACCCGCTGGATCGATGGATGCCACGTCTTGGCCAATATATCGCACAGCCCCCCACCCTCGCCGGTGGCGTCTATCGCCAGATGTTCCGGCTTCACGTTGTTCTCCTCGCAGATGGCCCGCACTCGGCTGGCAATCTGGAAGTGAACCGGCTCGCTGCTCTTTGCGTCGATCTGGATGATCTCGTTTCCTTCCAAAGATATGCCCATCTTCCCATTGTCGAAGTCTCCGTAACGCCCCAGCTGGATGACACAACGGTCGCCTCCATTGAAAGCGGGGTCTAAACCAGCCATCATGTGGCTCTTTTTCACGAAAACAGCAGGAAACATTACCCTATATTTCTCGACCAAGTTTTCGCTTAACACCGTCTTGCACACCCCCTCGGGCGACCACATCCCCCTCGTGTACTTCCAGAACTTTGGGCTGTCCTCGCCGTCATACTTCTGCGCCTGCCGCACTTGATCGTCCGATATTAGAAAGCTGTACTTCGTTTTACCCGCCAGCACGTTGGGAGACTTCACCCCGTCAAACCGAACACACACGCCCCGCTCTGTCTCCCACTCCTCGTCCTCGATGCTGATACCCGACCACCCGTTCTTCGGGGTGGCGAACCGCCCGTGCTGGTCGAACTTGCTGTGAGGGTTTCCAATCGCCAGAAACTTGAACTCGCTGGTTCCCTTCTGAAGATTTGAACACGCCTCGAACGCTGCCTCGGGCGTGTCGGTGGCCTCGTCCACGATCACCATAGTGCGCGGGGAACGTATGCCTTGAATGTTGGCAACCGCCTTCGAGGTGGCCCCGTCCAGCACGGGGATAGCGAAGATGGCGTGCTTATCGTCACCTCGGATGGCTTGCAGCGTGGTCTTGCTGTCCACCATATGCGACGGGTAGCCACCTTTGCACGTCCGATAGAGGTCTTGGATGACCGGCCACGCCCGCTTCCGAATCATCTTCGCGGTTGTAGAGGTGAGGATGATCGAGGTCTGAAGCGGGGCAGCTAGGAAGTAAACCATCGAGTAAAGGCTGGCGGCGTAGGTTTTCCCGCTCGCACCGCACCCCGCCCAGCACACCCATTGGTTTTCGCACAGACTCTCGATCTGTTTCTCAAGCCACGGGTTCCAGATCATCTTGGGCCACAGGTGAGCGACCACGTTCTTAAAATGACGGAACGCACCCAGCCCACCGCGATCCGGCGAGTGGTTGATTCTGAATGCGTACAACTCCAGCTCGATCTCGTTTAGTTGCACGTCAAACGCCAAGCCATATTTGTGCTTAATCAAACCGTTTGACAATAAGAAGGTATAGTGAGGCTATACTCCCCCTACGGGGGGATACCCTCACAACTTTTGCGAACTGTCAAACGATGGCTATTACATTAAATCAAAACACCGACTGCTGCGAAACAACTTGCGATACAACTTCCACCGTCAACGTAGCTGGCGCAACGGGCGCAGCTGGCGCAGCTGGGTCGAACGGCACGAACGGTAGCAACGCCTACACCGCGACAACTGCTTCGTTCACAATGCCCGCCGTCAGCTCGACGGTTGCGGTTGCGGTGAGCGACTCGGGCTGGATGTCTGTCGGACAGACTTTGTACATCAGCGGTGGTGGTTACTTTGAGGTTACCGCTAAAGCGTCCGCCACATCAATCACAGTCAAAAACCTTTACGCAGTACCTACAAATGCAGCCGTCGGGGCTACCGTTGCAACCGCAAGCACAGTCAGCGCGGCCGGTGTGAAGGGCGATACCGGCGCAGCTGGTGGAGCTGGATCGGGTTTGCCAACTCTGGCTAAAGGCGGTCTAGCTACCTTTAGCACCCAGAACATCGCGTTGGCGGTAGGGGCCGACAACAAGTTCCTCGGCGCTGACAGCAGCGCCACGGCTGGAATAGCGTGGGATACTGTCCAGTACAGCGACCTCGGTGGGACGCTCGCTCTTAACACCGTTACAACCAGCGGCCAGTTGCCGTTGGCGGATATAGCTAACGCTGGCGGGGCAGCTGGAGATATTGCCTACTGGAACGGTACTGTGTGGGTAAAGCTGCCCAAGGGGTCAGCTGGGCAACGGCTTGAGCAGGGGGCAAGCGCCCCGCAATGGGTTACACCGGCCGCAAGTGGTGCCGCGATGGAGGCTTACGGGCGCGTAACAACAACTACCAGCCACAGCGCCGCACCTGTTTTTGATGGCGATGAGTTCAACTGCGCCAGCGTGGCAGCCTCCGGCAATCTGGTTACTATTGTCTTTACGACCGCGCTATCCAAGGCCAAACCAATCGTACTACTTACTCCGAGGCTCGGAAATACATCTGATCTTACACTTGATGCAAACGGAATAAGCGCAGCAAGTATTAAAATTGAGCTACCAAACTCATCAGCCCCCCACGAGTTTGACTTTGCTGTTTTTGTGTAATGCCAGTAATTGACCGCCAGCGGATTAGCGACGGGTTCCTTACGCTGGAACGCGGGGTGGACGCTGGTCGTTCGCCTAGTTTGCTCGCCCGCAACCAAGCCTCCTTCGCTGGCAACGTGACAATGCGTGGCGGCTACGCAAAGACGCGCCCCGCTTTCGTCAACATCCCGCTGGAGTTCGACAGATCGTTCAAGCTGATTAGCAGCGGCACGCTTGTTGTCGGTAAGAAATATAAGATCACAAAAACCGGCACAGGTTTTGATGTTACTGGCGTTGGGGCAGCAGATAACAACGTGGGTACGGTGTTCACGGCAGATGGAACAACTCCCGTTTGGGGGCAAGTAACTAGCGGTGGCGGTACTGTTACGGGAAATCAAAACAATCTAAATAACGCTGCAAACTGGGGAACAGATGCCCTCACTCCCGCCGCGTTTAATACTGCGTATACTAATTGGGAAACGGTGGGGTCTTTTGCCCCAACTTCAAGTGGCGCTGAAGCTGTTACCGTTGATGATAATCTTTTAGAGATAGTAAATAGCACCGGCAGTAGCACATACGCGGCCGGAATGGGTGTTAAGTGGACAAACCCAAACAGCCTCAACACGGTTAGCATTAGGTTCGCAACCGGCAACCTTGACGCTGGGTGGTGGCATATAGTCAACGATGACAACAGCACTTTTGTTGAAATCCAAGAGGGAACACACACTTACGAGATAAACCTCAACGGTGGTGATTTGAGGATTATCACTAACGAGCCAAGCCTGTCGATTATGGGGATCGATGGTAGTCTTGCTAACATTGAGGTATTGGCTATTGGTGACGCCCCCTCTGGAGGCACGAGTTCAACCGGCACAGGCGAGCTTTCCACCACGATGTTTGAGCTGGCCACCATCGACGAGTCGGATGAAAGAATAAAGACAGCCTTTGAGACTGAACGGTTCCAAGGGGCATACAACTATAACCACGGGAAGAACAGCTACCTCGTCACCTCCATAGGCGGTCACATCTATAAGATCAACACGGAGACGGGGATGGTGCAGGACATCACCCCAACCAACGGCGTTAACAGCCTTGGTGAAACTATCTACGATCCGAACGCATCGGACATCGAGGTGTCTTACTTCCAGCAGGCCGAGCATTATCTCATCATACAAAACGGTGAGTCGGCCGCTATCATCTTTGACGGCGCAGCTTCCCGCAGAGCCAGCCCGTCCGGCAACGAAGTTCCCACCGGCAAAGTGATGGCCTACGGGAACGGTCGGTTGTGGGTAGCGCGTGGGCGTGAGTTTGTTGCTGGCGACATCGTTGGTGGCCCGACCGACGTTATCAAATTTACAGAGAACACCTACATCGCAGAGGGAGGCGCGTTCGCTGTCCCGCTGGACACCGGCGACATCACGGCGATGCGGTTTATGAACCAGCCAGACTCAAGCCTCGGGCAAGGCGAGCTGCTGGTGCATACGGCCCGCGCTGTATTTGCGGTCAACGTGCCAACCAGCCGCGATAGCTGGAAGAGTCTTGAGTACCCCACCGTCCGCATCGTGGCGATCAACTACGGCTCCGTCAGCGACCGCAGCTGCGCCTTGGTCAACGGTGATATGTTCTACCGTGCGCCAGACGGTATACGCAGCTATATCTCCAGCCGCCGCGAGTGGCAGGAGTACGGGCAGATTCCCGTGAGCCGTGAGATCGGGCCGGTGTTGCGAGACGAAAAGATGCACGAGATCGCGCAACGCACAAGCGTTGTGCTGTTCGACAACCGATTGCTCACAACGGTCACACCGCAGAACACATCGCAAGGGGTGTACTTCCGAGGGATTGCCCCGCTCGACTTCGACACCGTTGGAGGCACGGGCGATAAGATGCCACCAGCTTGGGAAGGTCTTTGGACGGGATTAAATTTCTTACAGCTTTTAACAGCTGAAATTAACGAGGAGGAGCGATGCTTCGCTTTCCACTTGAATAGCAGCTGCAACATCCAGCTCTGGGAGCTAACGCGAGACGGGGTGAAGGACGCGAACAGCGGGCGCATCGGTTGCTATATCGAAACACCTAGCTACAGCTTTGAGAACCCGCTCGAAATGAAGCAGCTGGAGTACGGGGAGATGTGGGTCGATGACCTTCGCGGTGAGGTGGACTTCACTATTCGCTACAAGCCAAACCAGTACCCAGCTTGGGTAGACTGGAACAGCTGGACAGAGTGCGCGAAGGCGGAGACGTGCAACCCCGTCGCTGGTTCGTGCCTCACTCTAAAGAATTACAAGCCACAGTACAGATCGCGGATGCGGCTACCTCAACCCTCTGACGATGACTGCGAGGTCACTAACGGTGTGCCGATGAGAAACGGATACGAGTTCTCCTCGCGCATAGAGTGGGTGGGTCACGCGCGGGTGAAAACTTTTAGGCTCCACGCCTACCCCGTAGTGGAGGAGCCGTATGGCGACTGCGGTACGGTGGGTAATTGCGTATAATTTATGAACATCACTTACACAGAACTAATAATCAGCTGCGCCAATGCGAGCGCGAACACGCGGTACACTTACAGCATCACGGGTAGCTGCAACGATACACAGAAGGAACTTTAGACTATGGCATCTAACCAGCAAGTAATTCTCCAAGCGGGTTCAGTCCCGACCGAGACGTGCTTTGAAAGCATACAGCAGCTTTACAACACGTTCATAAACAACACCACCGCCTACGTCGCGGGTGGTTACAGTTTATTTAACTACGGCGACTCAACACCCGCCGTGGACGATCAAGATCGCCCGTGGATAAGGACAATCGGCGGTAATCCAGATCGGATGTATTCCTTCATAAATGGCCAATGGATTTCAAAGCACCCCGTTCCAATAGACTCATATGTTAGGCAAATATGGGTTGGCTCGGAGGTGCAATTAAAAACATATGACGGCGGTGAAGACGCTGATGCGAACGATATGGCGGGGCCGTTCTGGGAAGTTGACACAGCTATGTCTGCAAAGTTCCCAGTTGGTGTTGGCGATTTTGCTGCCGCAGTAAAAGCCACGGGCGGTGAGGAAAACCACACGCTGCTTACGGCAGAAATGCCAGCGCACAAACACGCCCCATTCTCGGGTGGTAAGAAGATATGGCACGATAAGTACAACGGATCGGGCCAAGACGGAACCACCGGCGACACTAGGGTAAACCACTTTGGTGACGGCCCAGAGGGGGCAGGCATTTCGCTTGCGGAAGACTTATACAAAGAGGCTGGAAGCGGTGAGGCGCACAACAACCTACCTCCCTATTACGGCGTCTACTTTATTAAGCGCACATCTAGGATTTACTACACCGTCTAATGAAAGTAACTCTCGGCACAGCCAAGACACGCATCGCAAAGCATCTCAACCTTTGCGCCACCGACACCCGTACTACCGAGTACATCAACGAGGCGCAGCGGCGACTGATCGAGAGTGGCAAGTGGAAGGGAACCTATGGACGGTTCAACATCTGCGCGACCAGCGGGTGCATCGCTTGGCCACGACAGATCGAGACTATCGAGACAGTTGCCGTATCCGAGAATGTCGGTGTGGTTCGCAACGGTTGGTTTGAGTTTGTCGAGAGCGGCTACGGCCTGCTGGACAATAAGGACAATGTTGGCTACCAGCTGCTCGATAGAGGCGAGTCGCCCACACATAAGGATATGAGCGGGGCCGGTAAGCCTATTCGCGTTTACGCTTTTAACGAATCGGATGCCGGTAAGACCATCACCATCCAAGGCTACGACGAGAACAACAACTGGGTGCGGACAGTCAAAAGCGGAAGCGGGGCCGATACCGTGTACCAAGACGGGGTGGTAGTGACGCTTGTAAACGGCTATGTGGATACAACCACCAACTTCAAGAGCATCACGGGGGTACTGAAAGACACCACAGAGGGCAACGTCCAGCTATACGAGATCACGGTCGCCAGTCCTCTTACCCAAGTGGACATCGCCACATACGAGCCGGACGAAACTTTACCCAGCTACCGACGCTCGCTAATTCCTAGCCTCGGTGGTGCAGCTGGCTGCGAGGACGGAGATGACAAGAAGGTCGCCGTTACAGTTATAGCCAAGCTGCGCTTCATCAACGCCATCAACGACACGGACGTGCTGATGGTGAGTGATCTATACGCCATAAAGAATATGGCCGTAGCTATCAAGCTGGAGGAGAACAGAGACTTTGGAGCAGCCACCGAGTACCGCAACTTGGCGATTGAATCGTTACAGAATCAACTCGCCAATCATATGGGGGATGGGGCTGTTCCAGTTTTACAAATGACTAACCTAAATACCCACGGCGGTGGGGGAATCGAAAGTTTAATATAACAATATGGTAGGAATCGGAGCAGCAATGGGGGTCGTAGGTGGCCTTATGAAGTCGGGGCCAAAAATCCCCAAGTATAAAAAAATAGATCAAGCGAAAGAACAAGACGCTTCGATCTCCAGTAACTTGGCGAGCTTTGACAAATCAAAGCAGCTGGCCGAACAGACCAGCGCAGCTGACCAAGACATACTGATGTCCAATCTGGAGAAAGCTATGCCCGGTTATGGCAAGCTGATTGGTGGAGCTGGCAGCGCGATTGGCAGTATGATCCGAGGTGAGCTGCCGATGGCAGACCAAGGGATGATAATGCGCCGAGCTGCCGAGGGCGGTATGGCTGGCGGTATGGGTGGTAGCCAAGCTGGACGCAACCTCGTGGCACGCGACCTCGGGTTGAGCCAGATGCAGATGACCCAAAGCGGGTTGGGTGCGCTTAATCCCTTCCTGTCCACCGTGCGTAGCACAGCCGTTGCGAACCCGATGAGTGTTGGCGCGTCGTATGTCAACCCAGCTCAATGGACACAGAACGCAATAAACGAAAACCAATACGCGCACCAGAACGCTGTTGCGATGGCCAAGGCTAAATCGGCGAACAGCTTCGGTAATAAGCTGGGCGGGGCTTTGCAAGGCGTCGGCGGTATGGTGGCTGGCGGGATGTTTAATGGCGGTGGCGGTGGCATTGGCGGAATGATCGGCAGTATGTTTGGAGGAACTGGATCGCCAGCTACGGTATCTGGGCCAGCTAATCAAACAATGCACAGGTTCACGGGTAGTGGTGGGACAGCCTATGGAACAACGCCTTCGGTACTCCCTCCTAGTTGGTAAAAAGAATTTATAGTTATGGGACAAATGGACGAATTTTACAAAGGAGCAGAGCTGGGGCTGCGTGTCTCGGATCAACGAGCGAGGCACACCAACCTCGCCGAGCGTGCGGCGCAGACAAACCGCCAGCTGGATATTAGCGAGAGGCAAGCTGACGCGAATATGTCTCGGCTGAACCTTCTAAACAAACAGCTGGACTACGATTACACCCAGCAAAAAAACGACGATAACGAAACCACGCTCCAGCTAAATGCGCTAAAGGACTACAAAGAGCAGCTTGCTGACGCTGCTAATACTGAAGGTTTCACCAAGCTGCCACAACCACCCGCAGGACTGCACGGCACATACCAACAAGATGCCTTCAGAGCGCACCAAGGGTATTTAAGTTCACGCCAAAACGACCGCGACTATCTGCGCCACGTCAAAGATGTGGATGACAAGAACGATCTGATAGACAACTACGGCCTTGCTGCTGACTGGCAATCTAGGGAACCGTTAGCGCGGGATATGAGTCTGGAGAGCGCACAGAAAAACAGGGCGCTAAAAACAGCCTCAAAGATTGCCTACGAGATGGGCGTTCGGGAGGCTGATGTTCAAGGCATTAGGCTGGAACAATTTTTCAATCCAGACACAGGTAAGCTAGATGAAACTAGTTTCCGCTCTGCGATCCAACCATTCTCTTCATATGTTGTGACCGGCAAAACGGCTCACTCGACTGGAACGACATCCACAACGTCCACGTCCAAGTCCGCCATCGCGGCTAAAAAGACAACCGCCAACGTGCAGAGAGTGAGAGATGAAAGGTCGAAACTTGATGCAGCTATTACCAAGCGCAGGCAGGCGTTGGTAGACGATCAAGGTCTTGAACCATCTGAAGTCAACTCGCGAATCCAGTCCGAGTACCCGCCCGACAGCGTGTTCAATGGAGTCAGTTATTACAAAGGCGAAGAACTCACCGACAGGCAAGGCAACACGCTCATCTTCATTGGTGGCGACGCGGAGCTGAAAAGCAACTGGATTAAAGTTCGATAAATAATATGCCAAAACAACTTCCGTGGGAAACCGACCAAACTGGCAACGCCCCTCTCACAGCGACGGGTGTGGGGGTTGGTTCACAGAAACAACTTCCGTGGGAAATTGATCCCAACACCCCGCAACCCGCGACCACCCCACCCCCGCCAGCTGACCCAGAGAGCGAAGCTGGTTTCTTTGAGAACCTTGGCAAAGGGTTTGTTAGCGGCGTCTACAACATCGGCACGTTTATGTACGGCGCTGGCGAGGCGTACCACAGGCCGATAGCTGGAGACTTTTCTCTTTCGGATATATCCCCGCTACAGCTGGGGATGAAGCTGTTCGCCCCAGAAACAGCCAAGTCGATGCGGGACGGCACGGCAGAAATACTAGCCGACCTAGCAGATCAGTCGGCAAAGATGGGGCAGGCGGTTCTGGAAACTGGAGAATATGCCAAAGGGCTTGAGGGGGATAACTCCTTATCACAATTTTCCCAAGGGTTATTTGGTATTGATGTTCCCCTAGTAGGAGATGTAAATGTTAACGTCGGCGACCTAAAATTCGACCGTGGCGCTGACCCAGAAAGCTGGGGTGTGGCGTTCGGTTCTGGGGCAGCCAGCTTGCTTCCGATTGTTGCCACCGGCGGGCTTGGGGCTGGCGCAGCTATCCCAACAGTCGGCCTTCAGTCATTTGGAGCAACTTACCATCGAGCCAGAAGCGCCTACGAGGAGCAAGGGCTGTCCGTCGAGGACGCCGCGCAGTCGGCAATGCTTCCAGCTTTGGGGCAGGCATCGGTTGATATGCTGA